GTGAGGCCCCTGACGCTATAGGCACTGGGCGTAGATTCAGTCACTTTATGGCAATTGCTCCCAATGCTTCATCATCCATCATTATGGGCAATACTTCTCCTAGTGTTGAACCTTATCGTGCAAATGCTTATCGTCAAGATACTCTTTCGGGTGCTCACTTGAATAAAAATAAATACTTAGATGAAATTATTAAAAAAAAATGTAATGAAAAAGACTATAAAGATGTTTGGTCAAGTATCATTGCACATGATGGTTCTGTTCAACATTTAGATTTTTTAGATGAATGGATAAAAGATGTATTTAAAACATCAATGGAAATTGATCAACGTTGGATTATTCAACATGCCGCAGATCGTCAACAATACATTGATCAAGCACAATCAATTAATCTATTTTTTAGACCCGATGTAAATATTAAATATTTACATGCGGTTCATTTTATGGCCTGGAAAATGGGATTAAAAACTCTTTATTACTGTCGTTCAGAGAAAATTGGTAAAGCAGATAAAGTGTCAAAAAAGATTGAAAGACAAGTCATTGAAGAATTAAATATGAGAGCAATTATTGAAGGTGAACCTTGCTTATCGTGTGAGGGTTAAATATGCTAGAAACTATTTCAGATATTTTTAAAGAAGCTTACATGAGGGGCTGGATTACTGCTAGAGACGGTAATGCTAGTATAAGATACAAAGAACAACAATTTTTCTATGTATCTCCGAGTAGTGTAAGAAAACAGATGTTGCAACCAGAAATGTTTAAAAAAATAGGTATACATTATGATGAGCTATTTGCAATAACTAAGGAAATGCCATATACAGATATAAGTCATAATTTGAAACCTAGTGGTGAATTACCTATGCATTTTTTAATGCAAAAATCAATAGATACAGATATAAGAGTAGTATTACATCTACATCCGACCTATACAGTTGCTGCTATGTATAAAGGGGTTTGTCTTGTGTCTCTTGTTGAAGAATTTCCTGAATTAAAAAGATATACAAGAGTAGGACCTACTGTTCCGTTGATACCTCCCGTAACTGAAGAACTAGCTAAAGCTTGTGCAGATAATTTTGAAATAAATAAAATTGGTAAAGTAAAATATGATATTCTAGGCATGGTAAATCATGGTGTTATATCAGTTGACACAAGTCCTTGGCGTGCCTTTGAACATATCGAACGATTAGAACATATTTGTAAAATTATACTTGCATCAGGAAAATAAAATGGCACATTTAGTGGCAAATATACCAAGAATTCGTTGCTATGTTAGAAAAGAATATCTTTATAATTTTGAAAAAGGATTTGGAGAATATATACCTTGCATTTGGATATCAATTAAATCGATGAGTCGTAAAGCATTCTTGATTGAATCATATCTGCCTGAGTATGGCGCATTATATGATAAACTTCCATTGAGTGCATATGTAAGTAGAACAGACAATCTAAATCTAGATAGTCTTTTACCTTTAGATTACTTGCAAATATGGGATTGTTTATCGTATGATGTAACTGTAATTCAAAAATCATTTTTGGCAAATTTAAGCGGTAAATTTTACGCAAAAAATAAGCAATGGTATCAAGGCAACTATTTGTTTACAGTTGACAACTGTGCATCAGATGAATATCTAGATGTAGGCGACAGTGAAAATCCAGAAGATCATAAATCATATAACTTTCTAGAACTTGATAACGGACAATATGCCGCACAGCCTAATAATCGTTGCATATTCTTAGATGCTGCAAGCAATTCAAAAGAGTTAAAGTTTCCAGACTTTAAAGTTTGCACAAAGAAATATATTGTAGAACAAAATCCTAAGTGGGCATTAGGCGATACAGATACGGTTATGTATGAGTAAAATAATTTTACTTAAAGATTTTTTTAAATTAAAAGAACAAAAAGAAAAAGAAATTTTATTTTACAAAGAAAGATTAATTCAATTGCAAGATAAACTATATTGGTTAGAAAGAGATTTAGAATTGACTATAAATATTATTAAAATGATTGAAGAAGATAAATTTAAATTAATAGACAAATAGACAAAACTACTTAAATGGCAATGTACAAATGAATATTATTGTAGAAATAATTTCTATTTTTATTGGCATTTTGCTTTGGGTGCTTATTTTTCAAAATAAAGAAAAAGATGCAAAGCAATTTAAAGTAATAAATCTTATTGACATTTATATTGAACAAATTGATGAAATTTATTATGCATGGCATAACAAAAATTTTATTTTTCAAACAAAAGATACTAAAGAATTAATAACTTACATTCGAACCAAATTTCCAAACAACATCATCAAAATAACATCAGATAAGGAACTAGCATGGTTACAGGAAGTAAAAAAGGAACTGAATTTAAATTAACAGATGAACGTAATGCATTTAAACCATTTAGTTATCCGTGGGCATATGAAGCATGGCTCAAGCATGAACAGTCGCATTGGTTACACACAGAAGTACCAATGCTTGAAGATGTAAAAGATTGGCGAAATAAATTAAATGAGAATGAAAGAAAATTTCTTACACATATTTTTCGATTTTTTACACAAGGAGATATTGATGTTGCTGGTGGTTATGTTCGTAATTATTTGCCTTATTTTCCACAACCCGAAGTCCGCATGATGCTCTGTGGCTTTGCTGCAAGAGAGGCATTGCACATTGCAGCATATTCGCATTTAATTGAAACATTAGGTTTGCCAGAAGCAACTTACAATCAATTTTTAGAATATCAAGAAATGCGCGAAAAGCATGATTATCTATTAGACATTTCATCGCAAAATTCTTCAAAACAAAATACCGCAAAACACATTGCTGCATTCTCAGCATTTACTGAAGGTATGCAATTATTCTCTTCATTTATTATGCTATTGAATTTTCCTCGCCATGGTAAAATGAAAGGTATGGGTCAAATTGTTACTTGGTCAATCGTAGACGAAACACAACATGCTGAAGCGATGATTAAACTTTTCAGAACATATATAGAAGAGAACAAAGAGATTTGGAATGACGACCTTAAATCTCAAATTTATACCCTTGCAACTAAGATGGTTGATTTGGAAGATAAGTTTATTGATCTGGCATTTGGCATGGTACGTGTGGTTAATTTGGACGCTGGTGACGTTAAACAGTATATCCGCTATATTACTGATCGCCGTCTTATCAGTTTGGGCCTTAAAGGAATCATGAAGGTAAAGAAAAATCCTTTGCCTTGGGTAGAAGAAATGATCAACGCACCTACTCATACTAATTTTTTTGAAAATCGTGCAACAGATTATGCCAAAGGAGCATTATCTGGCAAGTGGGAAGATGTTTGGGGAAAGGCAGCTTAATGCAAAAAAAGTACAAAACTATTTTTATTAGTGATGTACATCTTGGCACGAAAGACTGTAAAGCAGAACTTCTCAATAATTTTTTAAAATACAATGATTGTGAAACACTTTATTTAATCGGGGATATAATTGATGGTTGGAAAATACAACAAAATAGGTGGAAATGGAAACAAAGTCACACAAATGTTGTAAGAAAAATTCTTGGCTATGCAAAAAGAGGAACTCGCGTTATTTACATTACTGGAAATCACGATGAATTTTTACGTTCAATGATACCTTATGAACTTACGTTTGGAAATGTGGAATTATGCAATCAACATGAACATATTGGAATTGATGGTAAACATTACTTAGTTACTCACGGAGATTTGTTTGATGGTATTACAAGACTTGCTCCATGGATTTCTTTTTTAGGCGATCGTGCATATGATTTTATTCTTTCAATAAATACATCATTTAATCGTTTACGACATCGATTTGGTCTTGGTTATTGGAGTTTATCAAAGTATCTAAAAACTAAAGTAAAGCGTGCCGTAAATTTTATTTTTCATTTTGAAAAAAATCTTGCTGCATATTGTAAAAGAAAAGGTTTTGATGGAATTATTTGTGGACATATTCATACTGCTGAAATTAAAATGATTGATGATATAATATACATGAATGATGGTGATTGGGTAGAGTCATGCACTGCTCTTGTTGAACATTATGACGGTAAATGGGAAATTATAACTTGGAATCAAATGTTTGAGACTATTTCATGAAAGATAAAATTACAATTATCATACCGTGTAAAAACGAAGAAAATTACATTGTTCATTTGTTAGAACATTTAAAATTGCAAGAAGTTGGTGATACAAGAATTATTATTGCTGACTGCTCTACGGATAATACAAGAGAAGTCATTCAAAATCATAAAGGTGATTTAAAAGTTGAGATAATTGAAGGTGGAACAGTTTCAATTGCCAAAAATAATGGTGCTAAACTTGCAACAACACCTTACATTTTATTTATTGACAGTGACGTAAGATTTTTTTCTTCCAATGTAATCAAAGATTGCATAAACGAAATTGAAATTAAAAATTTGGATTTAATTGGTATGAATATAAAATGTTATGATCATGATATTCGAGCAAACATAGGATTTACTCTTTTTAACATTATGAATAATTTAATGAAATACAAAGCACCGTTTGCAATTGGTGCTTTTTTCTTAACAAGACGTTCAAAATTTGAAGAATTTGGCGGATTTCCTATTGAATATGAAACAAGTGAAGATTTTTTTCTTTCAAAAATGTATGATAAGAAAAAATTTAAATTAATGAAACATCACTTTGGACAAGACAGTAGAAGATTTAAAAGAATGGGATATTTTGGTATGGCTTGGTATTTAATTAAAAATTTTATAAATCAAAACAATGAAAAACATTGGCAAGCAACAAATCACTTAAAATATTGGAAATAAAAAGGAGATTAAATGACACTATTCGAAATATTTTGTGAATCATGCAATACTGATGCATACATTGAAACAGAGAGATATCCAAAATTTTGCCCTGTTTGCGGATCAGAAATTGATGAAACAAATATTGCAGAAGAAGAATGGCAAAATGATGTCGATAATGAATGGAATAAAATTTCCGAGGAATTTTTACACGATTCAGATGAATAAAAATGATTTATGTGGGGATTGATTATTCAATGACTTCTCCTGCGATTTGTTTATATAATGATAAAATTGGAGAGTTTATATTCAATAATTGTGTACTTCATTACATGACACAATTAAAAAAGTATGATGTTTCATTTAAGAATGTAAGCGGACATTACTTTGAATATAAAAATGAAATGGAAAGATATGATATAATTTCTAGTTTTTTTATTGATAGAATTTTAGAATTACATGAAGAAACAAAAATTTTCATTGAAGATTATTCAATGGGATCAAAAGGTCGTGTATTTAACATTGCAGAAAATACAGGTGTATTAAAATATAAATTTTGGAATTTTCAGATTACGTTTAAAACAGTATCGCCGGCAATAATTAAAAAATTTGCTACAGGTAAAGGAAATTCAAACAAAGAAAAAATGCAATTGGTTTTTGAACAAGAAAGTTCTATTCGATTGAAAGAAGAATTGAAAATGACAGAAAAACAATGGAATCCTTCATCCGATTTAATTGATGCTTATTACATTTGCAAATATGGATATCAAAATGAAAAAAATGAATGAAGAAAAAAATCTTTTTGTTAATTTGTTTGACAATAAAATCATAGATGCAAAACCAATTGGCAATTTAATTACAATTTATATTTCAGGTTCAATTGAAACTCCGGAAAAATACATTGGATGTATCGATGCAATTCGAAATGCAAATGAAACGGATATAGTTCGTATTCACATTAATTCGCCTGGAGGTGATTTATTTACTACAATACAATTTATTCGTGCAATTACAGAGACAAAAGCAACAGTTGTTACATCAGCAGAGGGTGCATGTATGTCTGCTGCAACTATGTTGTTTTTATCGGCAAATCAGTTTGAAATTTCTGAGCATTGTTTGTTTATGTTTCATAACTATTCTGGTGGCACTTTTGGTAAGGGTGGCGAAATGTATGACCAACTTCGGCATGAACGTAAGTGGTCCGAAAGTATCATACGAAAAATTTATAGCGGCTTCTTGACAGAAGCGGAGATTCGTAGTATACTTGAAAATAAAGATATTTGGATGGAAGGTGAAGAAGTTATGAAACGAATTGAATCTAAAATGAAATCTAAGAAATGCATAAAAAAGAAAGTCACGAATAAAAAAATAGATATGTAATTTACGATGTTTCATTTGAAATTTAATTTTTTTCACATAGGTGATCAAATTGCTACAACTGCTATACCAGAAAACATTTACAATGTAACTGGCAAAAAATGTATTATTTCAAATGAACGCATTTGGGCATTCAAACACAATCCGTATGTTGTTTTTATGAGTGAGAACGAAGCAAACAAACATACGTTGATTAGTTTAATTCCAGATTGTCGAGTGAAAGAACAAACAAAGCAATATGCCGATATAATGAAAGCATCTGTAACAAATGGACAGACTGAATACATGTGTGTTCAACTTGGTTTCAATAATGTTCAACTCAGACATCCTCGATTGTACATTTATGAAGATGAAGTAATTCAATCAAATCGTATTGTTGTTCATACTACAGGATCAGACAGGCGTAGGGATGGTGAAATAGCAATTCGCACTACATCAGGTGAAGACGATGTTCGTGTTATGTCAGATGAAATTCTAGAATCAATTAATCAAAATTATTTAAATTATGAAATTATTCAAGTTGGTGGAGATAACGATAAACCTCTTGGTGGCAATAGCACAAATCTCTGTGGCAAACTGAATTACTGGGATGTGGCAAAACTTATTGCAAGTTCAGCAAAGTTTATAGGTGTAAACTCTGGACCAATGCACATTGCAAATTGTTATCCTAGAGTAGAGAAACGAATTGTACTGCAAGAATTTCCAATAAGTACGTTAATGACATTTAGACCGGGCGATATACGCAACTGGTTGTTTTCCTGGATCGATCCTACATGTACATTTTTTAATAAATTTAATCATGATGTAGGATACACTTACTCTTACAAAAAATTATGAAAAAAATTACCATTGTAATTGTAGGCAATACACATGATAAAGCCATGCGTTTTGCACTTGATACTACACTTGAAAATACTCCTCACGTTGAAACTGTATTACAAATTGGTAATATATCTCTTGGCTACGGACATCACATTTTTTTGCGAGAAAACTTTACTGTAGATGATTATAATTATTTTATGATTAAAAATCTCTGGGCACACATTAAGACTGAATTTGTTCTTGTAATTCAATATGATGGTATGGCAGTTAATAAAACACAATGGACTGACAACTACTTTAACTATGATTATATTGGTGCACCATGGCCAAATCGATTTATATGGATTTCACCTGAAGAAAAAGTTGGTAATGGTGGCTTTAGTTTGCGTAGTATGAAGTTAATTGAAGCGTTGCGGGATTCATTTATTAAATTTGAAAATAGTCCAAGATTTAAAAACGAAGATGCAGTTATTTGCCAAGGGCATTCTTCTTTTTTGAAAAAAAAGTACAATATAAAATATGCATCAATTGAAGTAGCCAATCAATTCTCACATGAATGGTGCAATCCTACTGGCAATACATTTGGTTTTCATGGAGCTTGGAATTTTCCGTTGTTTTTTAGCGAATCAATATGTATGAAGTATTTACTTGACATACCTAAAGAATATTGGTATAATGATAAACTAGAAATGCTGAAGTTTATTTGTAATCAGAAAAATTATGAAAAACTATGGCATGGAGTTCAAAAAACATTACATGCATGATATATTTACAACAACTCTTCAATGGATAAAAGATGATTGGAAAAGTAATCAATTTCGTTTCTGTATTGAAATGCTTGCTTGGGCAATTAGTGTTGGTTGTTCAATCATCATGGCTCTCACTGTACCAACCCCACCATTTTTTATACTTTATCCACTTTGGATAAGCGGTTGTTCTATGTATGCTTGGGCCGCTTACACTCGGCAATCATTTGGCATGCTTGCTAATTATTTGGTATTAAGTGCAATTGATACTATTGGTTTAATAAGGATATTATAAGGATGTTATCATGAAAACATGGACTCTTGACATTGAAAAGGCAGAAAACGGCGATTCAATTATTCAATTTCCTCTTGATCTTGTTGAAGAAACAGGATGGAAAGAAGGCGATCGAATTCAATGGATTGATCGTAAAGATGGAAGTTGGGAATTGAAAAAAATTGAAACTCAATACATTCTTGTAGAATGTGTTTCACAGTTTCGTCAGCGTTATGTTGTCGAAGTTCCTACCGATAAAATTGAATGGGCACTTGACACCGTTGTAATGAATGAATCAAAAGAGTTTTCACAAAAACATTTAGGCGAAACAATTGTATCAGAGCGTGTAATTACGCATGATGACGTACTGGAACTTTGTGATAAAGATAATGACTATGCACGAGCATGGTCAAATGAAAAGAAATTTGAAACATTTGTAACGGAGTGGAAAGAAAAATGAATGATACTAAAGTTATTGAATTTCTAAAACGTTTGCTTCATCCAGAAGATTTAGGATGGGCAGTTTCAAATGAAGTACGAATGCTTGCAAAAAAATTGCTTGACGAGTTAACTTTGACATCATATTAAATAAAAGTTTACGAAAAAATGAAAGTTTATATTGGGCCGTATAAAAACTGGTTTGGTCCATATCAATTGGCCGAATTTCTTTGTTTTTGGGCAAAGAAGGAAAAAGATGAATATGGATTTAAATGCAATCCTGAGTGGGTATATAATTTTGGCGAATGGCTTGCACATGGCAGCGTAGAGAAAGAAGACTCAAAAGTAGCTACACGCTGGAACAGAGACCGCCCTGAAACATGGTTGTATAAATTTTTGCTTTGGATTGAATCTAAAAGAAAACGTATTATATATGTAAAGATTGATAAGTATGATACTTGGAATATGGATTCAACTTTAAATCTTATTATTCTTCCTATGCTAAAACAACTTAAAGAAAACAAACATGGTTCTCAAATTGTTGATGATGAAGATGTACCAGAAAATCTTCGTACTACATATAATTCCCATGATTATGATCAGCACGAACTCTTTCCTGAAAAGAAAGAGGCGGCCGATAAAGCCGCAGATGACCTGCTTCATATGCGTTGGGAATATGTTATGAATCAAATGATTTGGTCATTTGAACAACTTGCAAGTGATTGGGAAGTCCAATTTCACAAAGGCAAAGCTGATTGGATGAGTGAGCCTTGTGAATGGGATGAAAATGGTAAAGCAAAAATGTACAAAATGATTGAAGGTCCAAATCATACAGCAGAGTTTGATGTAGACGCTTATCAAGCGCATAGTAAAAAAATTGATAACGGTTTACGTTTATTCGGCAAATACTATAGGGGGCTTTGGGACTAATGCATTGCTTTCTTTGTTATAAAGAATATTCGCCGTCTTGCGACTTTCATCAAGGTAGATGTCCTTATCATAAACCTACATTTGATATAAATAATTTATTTAATTCAATCATTAGGAGAAAGTTATGGAAATTATGCTTGGTATTGTTATTCTTGGCGGTATTATTATTCTTGCCTACAATTTATTAAACAAAGAAAAAGCGGACGGAACACATCCTCTTGATTCAGTTACACAACCTGTAGAAGAGAAACAACCTGCTGAAATGTATGAGCCGATTGAGCCTGTAAAGTCTGCGCTTGCACCGGCACTTGTAAAGGCAAAAGAAGTGTCTACGAAAAAAGCACCAGTAAAAGTTATATCAAAGCAAGCAAAGAAAAAGTCAAACGCAAAGACTACTGTTACTTAAATTTACTACTATAATATAGGGTAAATAAATAGATTGAATTCAAAAATATATGATATTATTATATAATATGTTTAAAATTTTCATAGTAGTTCTCGTAAATAAGTACTAATTTATGTATAATTACCGTACATTTGACAGCAGCCAGAAAATGCGGTATCATATATACAAATAAAAGGAGAACTTCCATGAAACTTACAGCCTTAGTCGCGGCGCTTTTCGTCGCATCAACTGCCGCTCATGCGGAAGTTAGGTTTTCGAAAGATCAACGACAACCTGAATCTCGCGCCGCTGACGGTGCCGGCGGGCAGGTCTATACGCCTAGCCCTCTTTTTGATGTTCCAAATCAGTTGATTCGATATGCACCTGTTGTTAATATCGAAACCATGTCAAAGTTGGAAACAGGTGTCACTCAGAGACAACTCTGTGGTGTGACTACTGTTCCTATTCAACGTAATGTTCCAATCGTAGAACCAACATACAATCAGAACGGCGCTCTTATCGGCACCGTGATTGGCGCCGCTATCGGTCACAGAGTATCAGGAGGTAATTCTGGTGCAACAATTGTTGGTGGTGTTGTCGGTGCCGGTGTGGGCGGTAACTCTGGCCAACGTATCGTTGGTCATACTACACAAACGATTGGCTATCAACAACAAAATACTTGCCAAATTATTGAAGAACCTTACAGCCGTAACGTGATCGTTGGTTATCTTGTAACCTATGATGACAATGGTGTAAGAAAAACTATATCGACTACCGTTCATCCCGGTCCGTATGTGAGGCTTGTAACTACTACAAGAACTGAGATGTAATGTTTTTCATATACGGCGCACCGAACAGCAAAGCATGTGAGAAAGCAGAATTTTTACTTTATACAATGAACTATGAATATCGTATGTACTTATATGAAATTGATTACACTCTCAATCAACTTCAAAGGCTGCACCCTGGCACACAAACTGTACCTCACATTTATTATGGCACAAAATATATCGGCGGCGTAAAAGAACTTTATGAATACCTATACAATGGTCAAGATAATGACCGAGAGCGAAGAACCAAACAAAGAGAAGTTAAAGGCATTATTAATTTCATTAATGAGAACAAACAAAATAATAGTGAAAATTCTGCAAGGAAAGAACAGTAAAGTAGAAAGCATTTGGAATCTTGAAACTAATTCTTGGACCTATAGACCTATATCATGAGAAAGATTACATCAGAAATTGGTGCTGAACCTATTTACACAAATGTGAAAGATAAGAGTGAACAGAGCGTTTTAATCAATGCATTTAATTGGTACAACTACAATTGCGGAAAGAAAGAAGCAAAAGAATTTGTACTTGACTATTTAAAATTTATTGGACGTAGTAAGAATGAAATTTTTGCAATTCGCTCTGTATCAGAATCTAAAATTAATTTACAATTTAGTTGGCTTGCGCGTATGTTGTGTCTTGGTTTTGTACCAAGTAACAAGACCAAGCAATTTATTGCAACTAAGTATAAAGAATTATTGATTGTAGCAAATAACGATCTAAAAACTACAAAGGTAGTGACTGAAGATACATCAAAGGTCAACATTCAGGATCGTATTCGCGAAAAGGCAAGCGAAGAAACTGGCGAAGTGGAAAGTTTAATTGATGATTTTGTGCTTGGTGGCTGTAAAAATCCTATCAATATGGAATCTTATTTTCGTTCGCGTAATCTATCATCTGTAGTGATGACAAAGATTTGCAACACGTTCATTGAAAGAGCCAAAGAGATTGAAGAGGTGCTTACCTCTGATGATCCGCAATTGAAAGAAGGTTATTCAAACTTCACCAAACCTGAGTTGCGTAAATTCAAAGAATTTTTGAATTCAATTGTAATTACCGCAAACAGTTGTGCAAGTATAAAACCAACACGCAAGAAGCGTAAGGTAAAAGAAAAGCCTGCGACTGTTCTAGTTGCAAAGATGAATTATGCAAAAGATTTTGCCGAACTTGGTTTAATAAGTGTTGCCCCAGAGAAAATAATTGATGCATTACAAATATGGACATACAATACAAAGACAAAGTTGCTTGGTGTTTACAATGCGGATAATCCAAAAGGTTTGTCTGTGAAGGGTAGCACCTTACAGAACTTTAACGAACAAACTTCTATTGGCAAACGTCTACGCAAGCCAGCGGTAACCATTAAGGAATTAATGGAAGCTAGTAAAGTAAAGACCAAAAAAATTCTATCAGATTTGTCTACCAAAGAAATTAGCTTGACAGGACGCATGAATTCTGATACAATTATTCTTAAAATAGTAAATTAGGATATTGAAATGATTTTACTTGATTTAAATCAAGTCATGATTTCCAATCTCATGATGCAACCAGGCATCACTAGTACGGGGATTAATGAAAATTTAATTCGTCATATGGTGCTCAATAGTATTCGTATGTACAATGTAAAATTTAAAAATGAGTACGGTGAACTAGTGATTTGTGCAGATGATAAGAAATATTGGCGCAAAGACTTGTTTCCATATTATAAAGCAGCTCGTAAAAAAGCACGCGAAGAATCTCCATACGATTGGAATTTAATTTTTGAAATTCTCAATAAAGTGCGAGATGAGATTCATGAGAACTTTTCATACAAAGTACTTCAGGTCAACAAAACTGAAGCCGATGACATAATTGGTACTGTTTGCACAAACTACGGTGTAAAATTAAAAAATTTTCAAAGTGAAAAAATTCTCATTCTGTCGAGTGACAAAGACTTTATGCAATTGCAGAAGTTTGTCAATGTAGAACAGTACAGTCCTATTGTAAAGAAGTTTCTTAAGACTAGTGAACCAGTCAAGTTTCTCAAAGAACATATTATTAAAGGTGACCGCGGCGATGGTATTCCAAACATTTTATCTAGTGATGATACATTCATTACAGAATCTCGTCAAAAACCTGTAACTGAAAAAAAACTAAATACATGGGTAACGCAAAACCCACAAGAATTTTGCGATGAATTCATGATGCGTAATTATCAGCGCAATGAAAGTTTAATTGACTTATCTAAAGTACCAACTGAATACACAAATAAAATTTTGACTACTTATCATACTCCTAAAAAAATAAAATGTAAAGACAAGATATTTAACTATTTCATCAAGAATCGCATGAAACAATTAATGGAACACATACAGGAATTTTAATATGACGATTGACATTAGTAGATCAACGTTACCAGAATTACTTAAAATTGTAAACGAAGTACCGGCGAAAAATCGTGTGGCACATTTGCGAGAAATTGCAAATTTGAAACCTGAACTAAAAACTGTTCTAGCTTTTACATTTCACAAGGATATAAAATTTGATTTACCTGAAGGTACACCACCTTTCAAAGAACTTGACATACCAAACAATTGGGGTTATAATAGACTTCCTAAAGAGTTAAAAAAATTTGGGTATTTCGAAAAAGGTGCAAAAAATAATTTAACAAGAGTGCGCAAAGAAAAAATCTTTATTGAATTGTTAGAGAGCGTTTCTTCCGATGAGGCAAAACTTGCTATCATGATTAAAGATAAAAAATTATCAGCCTATAAAGGCATTACTAGAAAAGTAGTTGAAGAAGCACTACCTGAATTATTCATAGGAGAATCGCAAGAGTAACATGTCTAAAACGGATAAAAAAATTAAAGGATTTCGTGAGTTTATTGAAGATGATGAGTATAACAAATCAAATCCAAAGAAAAAACCTTTAAGAGAAAACAAAGGTAAGAATCATCAAAGATTACAACAAAAATTGCGTAACTTTGATCCTAACAATTTTAATGATGAAGATTTTGATGAATTTGAAGATAAATGGAGTCATAGATGAATAATGCAAAAAACATAGCGGCTTTTGTTGGTATTTTTGCACTTTTGCTTGCAATTTTATTGCCGTTTATTTTTATTTGGTCAATTAATACATTGTTTAGTTTAAATATTGTTTATGGATTTTGGGAATGGCTTGCTGCATTTTGCCTTACTTCATTTATGAGTGTAAGGCATATAAATTCATTCAAAAATAATTCTTAATTTATTACACAATTTGCCTTATTAGTATAGTGGTATTATGTCGGATTTGTAATCCGGAGACGGCAGTTCGATTCTGTCATGAGGCATCATAATTTGTATGGAAGAAAAATATGCCAAATAATCAAATTGACTATTCAGTTCTTTATGATAGAATTGCTGATGCTCTAGAAACCTTGGTGTTGAATTCTACAACAATCAAAGATTCTTTGAATACTATAGCTACAGAAATTACATCAAGTAATTCACATTTGAATGTAATAAAAAAACATTTTTCTCTTGAAAGGGCAGTTCTTGCTGCGGTAGATATTAAGCCAGATGATCACGATGCGATCAAAGCAGAAATTGCAAATCCAACGTTACTATAAAGATATGAAAAAATTAATTCGTGATGGAAAAGTTGCGGTCCTAGTTTCTCATAGATTTGGCGCAGGTTGGTTCACTTGGAACTATGATGAACCTCAACTGCTTTATGATCCTGTGATTGCGGAAATGCTTGAACAATCAAAAAGCGAAAGTGAAATTGAACAGTATTGTAAAGAACAATACCCTAATGCATACTTAGGTGGGCTTGATGGATTGTGTGTTGAATGGCTACCTATCGGAACTACATTTCGAATTCATGAATATGATGGATCAGAATCAGTTGAAATTCGTGATTCTGTTCAATGGAAAATAGCATGATACAATTTATCACTGGCATTGTTGTAGGATAAATTAAAAATTTTAAAATTATGTTTAAGGAAAAATTGAAATGAAACATTGGAATGCTTTAAATAATCTTGAGAATGAAATTTTGCGTGTTCGCGAATTCAAAATATTATTTGATATTACAACAAGAGGTTTGACTGAAACTAAATCAACACCAAAAGAAATTTCAACAATTCTTTATATTCTTCTTGACATGATTGAAAATATTGATTCTAAAATGCACGATGATTTTCAATCATTGTGGAATCAGATTCGAACTAATTCATTTGATTTAGATCGTGAAGATGTCGAAAATGAAAATGATTCTCATATGCGATGGAGTAAAATTGTTGGAGAATTACAAAAAGTTGTCATGTAAATGAAGGTTAACTACAATAAAATTGTCAAAATTTTGCCTAGGTCAGAGCTTCAAGTGCTCTAGGGCAGGCCAATTTGACCGCACTCGCCTGTCTCGGGCACCATATAAGGGCCTCTAGCTCATGCATGGTTAGAGCAGCGGACTCATAATCCGTTGGTGCGGAGTTCGACTCTCCGGGGGCCCACCAGTTCTGCCCTTAGTTCAGCTGGATAGAACAACGGTCTTCTAAGCCGTAGGTCAGAGGTTCAAGTCCTCTAGGGCAGGCCATATAAATTGAAGAGTGTTGTTTTTGCACAATAAAATGTTGTATTTTTACAACGAAATTGATGAAAGTTGACATTCTCTTGAAATTGTGTAAAATAGTACCTGTTGACTGACTTTTAAAGGAACTCTGAAATGCGCACTACTTCTTTCTACAATTTCTTCGGCATTTCTAAGGCGAAGACCGCAAAAGCAATACTTTTTGTTGATACTAAAACTCAGCGCATGGCTTGGATTCCGCTTTCTGTAGCTAGTGTAAAATTCATTGGAGCTGATTACAAAGTTAAGTTGACAATTCCGGATTGGTTCTCCAATAAAATTAACTGGTCGGTCATTGCATAACAAAATTTCGATCTTTACAACTTAATAAAGATGTTAAAGGCGACTTAAATGAATAAATTTAATTTTCTAAATCGTGCTGAAAAGTATGCGGAATCGCGTGGTGACGAAAATTATTTCAAGCATTGGTATACTCGATACCGTGAATATTATAACATTGAAGATTCAGTTTGGCGGGCACTGACTTGGCTGTATGATGAAGACACCGCTCATTTTTTAAATGATATGGAGAATTGATGGAAATACTAGAAAAAGTGTATGGTAAAACAGAGTGGAGCGAATCCGCATTGACAAGTTTATTGCGTGTTATGGAACTGACCAGACAAGATGAACATATTAGGCAAATGGCAGAAATGCAAGAACATCAGCGATTTTTGGTAGAACAGATAGTGAATCTCTTGATGAGTCAGCATGATGCAGTGGCCGGTAGACACAATTATTATCATTACGCTGCCAATTTAATTAAGGCAGAGTTTGCAATTAAATAATGCCTATGTCGAGAATTCCATCATTGCTCTCTGTTAAAAAAGCGAGAGTGGCGAAATTGGTGAAACGCAGCAGACTTAAAATCTGCCACATAAGAAACACTGCGGGTTCGAATCCCGCCTCTCGTACCAAATTAATTTAGTACAACACCTATATAATGAAAAATCTTTCAAATGATACCTATATATACTAAAGCTGCATTGGATCGATATGTCAATAATCACATTCTTCCTGGTGGATTTCTAACATCAGTGCTTACCAATAATCTATTTGATGCAATTGCTCATGCTGATAAAGAAAATCTTTTGGCATTAAAAGAAATTTGCCAATATGTATATAATGAAATACCAAGTGCGTGCTGGGGGTCAAAAGAAAAAATGCATAAATGGGTAAGTAAAAGTTATATGAATAACGGAGATCATATCAATGAATGCTAAAGAAATAGTTCTAGAAGGCTTAAATAATAAACAACGTACTATAGCAAATGTTTTATGGGAAGCACAAAGTTCTGATATAATTACAGCACTGATGTTGATATACGGCAAAGCAGAAGTGAAAACTATCATGGACATGATGCTAGCAGCTACACTAGATAATCTTGATGTTGATGTTTCTGATGCGAAGGCTTATCTAAGTAAGTTTTAGGAATTGAATATGATTACAAAATTGAATGATCTAATGCATCGTGCAGGACTCACAGCACAAGGATGCTGGGATAATATGAATGATTATGATCATAAGGCTATAATAAAGTTTGGTAATCTTATTGTGCAAGAATGTTTATTGGCTCTTGAACCCAGTTTGTATGAAAGTGCTATCTCATATAAAGTAGATCAAGCATTTTATTTAAAATGTGAATCTATTATAAAAAAACATTTCGGAATTGAAGAATGAATAATTTAATTAAAAAACTATCTGAACGATGCTGGGATGAAAGATTAGATGGAAGATATTTTGATAAAGAAGAGTTTGCAGAATTGATTATAAAAGAATGTTGTGCAGTGATTGAAGATGCAGCGAACTATCATGAACCTGCCGATACCTATGTTGACAAAATTCAAAAACATTTTGGAGTTCAAGATGAATAAACGGATTGAAGAACTGGCAGCACAACAAGGACTGAAAGGTGCCAACTACCTAATTTCTTCAAAAGAATTAGAAAAGTTTGCACAATCAATTATACTAGAATGTGCTACAGTTGCACGAAACTATACTCTTGAAAAATATCCTAAATTAAAAGATTTCGGTGGAATCGTATACATAGAAGAAGCAATTAAGGAACATTTTAAATGAATACAGTACATACAATTGAGTTTTGGATCGGTATAGTTTTTTGGTGTATACATCAAAATTGTGGACTGGCTACTCATAATGATAGTTTTTCTAGTAAAGAAGAATGTGTAAAAGAAACCGTTATTATGGAAGAACAAATAAAAATGGATCGTAATAGGCCATATATTGTGGAAAGCAGATGCAGCCCACAAAAAATTCATATTTCAATCAAACCACCTGTAAGGTATTTTTAAT